ATGGCTTATATTCTTAATAAGTATCCTTCACTTAATGATACTTTAACGGATCTAATGACTAAACATTTTGGAGATTATGTTACAGGAATTTATGTTATGGCTCCTAAGCCAACTACATTTAAAATTCTACTCCATAATGGACAATTTTACTATTTAATATATGCTAAAGATTCTTACATAGCTAAAATAATGGGTAAAAAATATTACCTATTAGATTTAGGTGCTGAAGAATATGCTATAAAAGCAATTGCAGATTTACTTACTATGGGTAAACCTCCTGGAGCTAAGGGTCCAGATGATCAAGAAGATAATATTACTATTACTGATAAAGAAACTACAACTGATATAGATGTTACAGATGATGGAGGTGGTGATGAAGAAGATTTATCAGAAGCAAAAGAAAAAGATCCAGAAACAGATGATTATGGTCGTCCTTTTGTAGATCCTAAGGGTTCAAGAACATATATGGATCCAGATGAAATGACACCGTATGCTAGGTTTAAGAAAATGATGGGGGAGAAAAAAATTAAGATTGTTAAAGAAGTTAAGGAGGCAAAAAAAAACTCTCTTAAATTTAAAATCTTAAAAGAAAATGATGCTGAAAAAGGCATTGAAATCTTAAAAAAAGAATTAAATTTAACAGATAATGATTTTGTTAAACAATCCTCATTAACTTATAAATTATTAGTTCCTAGAGCCGAACGATTTGATTACGCTACTAAAATAGACAAAATCGAGGATTTTGAATTTGATCCTAACCTAAAAGGATCTTCAATAGGAGGAGTTAAATACAAAAATTCTAAATTTTTAATTAAACCTACAGGAGTACAAGGTAGAGCATCAGCTGGTACAGAAAATGAAGATGTATTAGTAAATGAAGTTAGAAAATATTTAGATGAAGGTGCTAAAAATGTTATATTTAATGGGTCTAATAAAAATTATGTTACAAAAAATATAAAAGAAATAAAAGATGTTGGGTATGATACAGCTTCTGGAAAAAAAGCAGATGTAGTACTTATAGGTGATAAAGATTATCCAATTTCAATTAAAAAAGATAATGCTGGTTTTTGGGAAAGTTCGGATACTAGATATAAGGCAGTTGTTAATAAATTATCTGAAAAAATTAAAAATGGAGATTATGCTCCTCAATTAGTATTTAGACCTTATGTAGATAAAATGGGTAATACTAAAGAAGGAATTAATCTTATGTATAATGATGAAACAAATCAACCAGTTAGTGGTGTTATAGTAACAGATTTACCATCTAAAGAAGAAGATTCTATTATATTTGGTTCTGATGATGCTGTAGTTGTTTATAAAACGTTCTTACCAAGTGATTTTGAATTAAAAGGTGATAATTTAAATGTTAAAGTAACTAAAATTATTACGGATATGAAAGACATTGAAAATTTTAATTTAGAACCAGTTGTAAATATTAGAAGAGATGTTACTAGAACAGCTACCGGTGGATTAAGAGCTACTGTTCAACCTGAAAATTTACTATATAGAGATGGTAAATTAACAGGTAATAAAATTGAATTAACATATAATGAAATAATGAATTAATATTTATAACATATAGACAGATTCATAGCCTGTCGCGATTAACAAAACATAGGAGCTGTGGCCCAATATTTGGAGCTACAGTTTTTTTTTCGTATATTTAATAGTCAAAACCCAATAAAAAATGAGTAAAAACGTAGTATTAATTGGAGCAGGAGTAGCAAATGTAAATGCTGCTACTAAATTAATTGATAATAATTTTGATGGTAAAATTACCATAATGGATATGGGTAAAAACCCATATGAAAGAAAATATTCCGAAGTAATGGAAGGCTTTTTAGGAGCAGGTGGTTGGTCTGATGGTAAATTAACATACCATACCTCTATTGGTGGTCAATTATCAAAATATACTGGTGATGATAAGGCAATGGAATTAATGGATCAAGTAATTAATAACTTTAAACGATTCCACCCTAAACCAGAAGCAGTACAATGTTCTAACCCAATAGAAGAACCAGATTTTATTAAACCATATTTTGGTTTACGTTTATTTCCAGTATGGCACGTAGGTACAGATTATTTACATGAAATAGGTAAAAATTGGTATGATTTCTTAGTTGATAATGGTGTAGTATTTAGATGGGAAACTAAAGTATCTGATATAGATTTTGATAAACAAGAACTTACATTTACTTGTCCTAGATATACTGATAGAACTAAAAAGTATGATAAACTTATATTTGGTGTAGGTAAATCAGGTATTGATTTTGGTAAACAATTAGCAGAAAAATATGAATTACCAACAGAACCTAAATCTGTTCAAATAGGTGTTAGATTTGAAGCACCACAAAAACATTTCCAAAAATTAATTGATGTATCTTATGATTTTAAATTATACAGAAAATTTGATGATAAAGGTGTATCTCTGCGTTCATTCTGTACAAATAATAATGCAGCATACGTAGCCGTTGAAGAAACTTATGGTGATCACAGTTATAATGGTCATGCTAAAAAAGATGAGGCATTTAGAAACGATATGACCAATTTTGGTATATTAATGGAAATAAAAGGAATTGAAAAACCATTTGATTGGTCAAGAAATGTAGTAAATTCAATAAATAGAGATGGTACAGGTTTATATTATAGTCCTTCTCGTAGACCATCAACAACCTCAGAAGGTGTAGATGTATCTGCTATTACTATTAATAGTGAAGAATTATTTATAGTACGAAAACAATTTGGAGGATATTTTGAATACATAGATGATTTCATTAATGACATGAAAAAAGTATTTCCTACCCTAAGACACGATTGGGGTATCTATATACCAGAGGTTAAATATTTATCACCAGAACCATTAGTCAATTATAATAATTTAAGCTTAACTAAATATGAAAATGTCCATTTTGTCGGAGATGCCCTCAGTGCTAGAGGAATTACAGTCAGTGGAGCACAGGGAATCTTCGTTGCCGAAAACCTTAACATCTAATGAATTAGATGAAATGGTAATCGCTATTGATGGTTACTTTTTCTTTAATTATGATGAAATGTCGTTTTTCGATAAGCAACAACAATCAGAAATAAAATTATTATTAGATTTAAGGAGTGAGGTTTTATCAAAATATAACGATCTAACCAAAAACTAATTAAATGAATGAGAATGTTATTCATGTATTAATAGCCTTAATCTCAGCTCTTGGTAGTGTTGGAGCATGGCGATTTTATGAGTTAAAATTAAAATATAGGTCTGATAAAGAGTTAAGCCCTCAAAAAGCTAATGAACTTTTTATTCAAGATTTACAAGGTAGAGTTGCTAAATTAGAGGCACTATTAATTGAATCTTCCGAAGAAAAAGATAAATTAAGAGAAGATATTATTAAATTAACTTCTGAAGTTGCTACATTAAAGCAGAAAAGTAAGTATCTAGATAAAGAAAATACTTATTTAAAAGGTCAAAGAAAAGCGCGAAAAAAGTAGGATGTTGCAGAAAAGATTCGTATATTTACGCCTAATTTAAATGTTATATATATGCCCAAAATAAAAGAAGATTGGTCAACAAGAACCATCAAAACTCCCGACGGAATTACCATTACATTTTTTGATAACAAACTCCATAATTGGAATGGTCCCGCACTAAAATATCCTTCTAGTTATAAACAAAAAGCTGAATATTATCTTTATGGTATTCAAAAAACTAGAGATGAATGGATGGAATTGAGAAAAGATAGAAATGGTGTTCCACCAGATAAAAATCCTCAAGTACAATCTAGGTTTTAAATGAAAAAAGCAGTTATAGTATCAGGATATTTTAATCCAATACATAAAGGTCATCTAGAGCTTTTTGAAAAATCAAGAGCTTTAGGTGACATGCTTATAGTCATTGTAAATTCCGATTTACAAAGATTTTTAAAGGGTTCTAAAGAATTTCAAAAAGAAGATGAACGTTTATTAATAGTTAAAGCAATTAAATATGTTGACTTTGCTATAGTATCTGTAGATCAAGATAAAACCCAAATAGAATCCATTAAAGAAATACATTCTATATTTAGTGAAACACATAATTTAGCATTTGCAAATGGTGGAGATCAAAATAATGATACTATACCAGAAGCTAGGATATGTGAAGAATTAGGTGTATCTTTAATAGATGGAGTAGGTAAAAAAATACAATCAAGTAGTTGGTTATTAAAAAAACAATAATATGAAAATAGGTTTTTGTGGTACAATGAGTGTAGGTAAAACTACATTAGTAAATGAATTAAAAAAATTAAAACAATTTAGACGTTTTACAGCACATACTGAACGTAGTGAATATTTAAATAGTTTAGGTATTCCATTAAATACGGATTCTACATTAAAAGGTCAAACTATGTTTTTAGCAGAAAGAGTTTCTGAATTAATGAATGATTGGATTATAACAGATAGAACTGTATTAGATGTTATTGCATTTACTAATTGTTCAGAAACAATAGATTTTAAAGATAAAGAATATTTTGAAGATTATGCTAGAGTATTTGTAGGTGAATATGATTGGATTTTTTATGTTGACCCAGTAGGTACACAAATAGAAAATAATGGTATTAGAGAAACTGATTCGGATTATAGGGATAGAATTGATGCTGCTGTATTAAAAGCTTTTCACACTTATGGTCATAGATGCAAAAATGTTGGTTTAATTAAAGGATCTACTCCAGAACGTATAGAACAGATATTAGATGCTATAAAATTTTAAATATTTATAGCAAATAATAAGCATGGAAGATACATTTAACTTAAAACAATGGAAATCTGATATTACACTTAATGAAAATATAGGTGATAGAATGAAACAATCATCTATGAATGATTTATTTCAATCAGTAAGAAATTTAGCTCACGTAACCGAAATGGGTATTGATGAAGCAGCTATAACAGCTATAACTGCAATTGGTGTTGAATTTGGAGTTGATGCTAGGTTAAGTGAAGATATTGATGATGATACTGCTGAAAAAGCACCCGCTGGAGATAAAGCATTAAATAAAAGATTAAGTAAAGCTGATAAAATTGTAAAGGATTATAAACGTCTTAGAGATTTAATGAAAACGGAACTTGATATGTATAAAAGCTTTGAAAGTCCTGAGAATAAAGAATTAGCTAAAAATAGATTAAAAAAACTAACTCCTGAATTTCAGGCAGCTAAAAAAGCATACGAAAAATTAAAAGGTGTTAAACTTTAAGGAAAGAGCGGTTTATATATTAAGCATTATTTTTCTTGCTTCATTATTATTTTATTTTTTGTTTTCAAAAGATGAAGATTATGTTGTAGATTATAATTCTCAAATTAATAGTTTAGAGAATAAAATAGATTCCTTACATGGAATAAATTCAACTTTAAATACACAAATTAAAGGGTTAAATGATCAAATCTCTAGTCTTGACAATGAATTAATTTTACAAGACAATAAGATTTTTAAATTAAAAAAAGAAGTAAATGAAAAAATTAATGATGTTGATTTTTTTAATGATGATGAGCTGGAGCAGTTTTTCACAGATCGCTACAGACAGTACCTCGATTCAATTAGAAAAAAAGATAGCGAAACTCATTATTAAGGACCTTCTTTTAGGAGATAGTTACAAAAATGAATTAAAATTAACTGATACTAAAATTGATATTTTAGAACAAAAATTAATTTTAAAAGATAGTATTATTTTTAATTTAGAATCAAAGTCAAATAATTTTGAATCTATTTTACTTACTAAACAAAACCAATTATCTTTATCTCAAGAACTTTCTAGAAAACTTCAAACTGATTTAAAAAAACAGAAAGTTAAAACAAAATTATTTGGGGGCGCAGGAATTCTAATAGCTGCCGGTGCCGTAATTATATTAAAATAATATGGCAGAAGATTTAAAAGCAATAATAAAATCTGAATTTATAAAATGTGCTCAGGATCCAGTATATTTTATGAAAAAGTATTATATGATTCAAAACCCTAAAAAGGGTAGAATTAAATTTAATCTATATCCATTTCAAGAAAAAGTACTTAGACATTATCAAGATGAAGAATATCTTATTATTAATAAGTCACGACAATTAGGAATATCTACTTTATGTTCCGCTTTTTCATTGTGGATGATGTTATTCCAAAAAGATAAAAATATACTGTGTATAGCTACTAAACAAGAAACTGCTAAAAACATGGTAACTAAAGTAAGATTTGCCTATGATCAACTACCTAAATGGTTACAAATAAAAACCGTTGAACATAACAAATTATCATTAAGATTAGCTAATGGATCACAAATCAAAGCTACATCAGCAAGTTCGGATGCAGGTAGATCAGAAGCAGTATCTTTGCTATTAATAGATGAGGCAGCTTTTATTGATGGTATTGATGAAATATTTGCTTCAGCACAACAAACATTAGCAACTGGAGGTAGATGTATAGCATTATCTACTCCTTATGGTACTGGTAATTGGTTCCATTCTACTTGGGCTAAAGCAGAAGCAAGAGAAAATACATTTTTACCTATTAGATTACCATGGACTGTTCATCCAGAACGTAACCAAGATTGGAGAAATGAACAAGATGTAATATTAGGTAATAGAATGGCAGCACAGGAATGTGATTGTGATTTTAGCACCTCAGGTGATACTGTAGTAGAACCAGATGTATTAAATTTTTATGAAAGTACATTTATTCAGGAACCAGTTGAACGTAGAGGAGCTGATGGAAGTTTATGGGTGTGGGAAATACCAGATTATTCTAAATCTTATGTAGTAGTAGCCGATGTTGCTCGTGGAGATGGAAATGATTTTTCTGCTTTTCATGTATTAGATATAGAAACTGCAACACAAGTAGCCGAATTTAAAGCACAAATACAAACTAAAGATTATGGAAATGTACTATTTGCAATAGCTACTGAATATAATGATGCATTACTTGTAGTTGAAAATGCAAATATAGGTTGGGCTGTAATACAACAATTAATAGATAGGGGATATCGTAATTTATACTATTCACCTAAAATGGATGTAACAATGTCTAATGCAGATCAATATTTAAGTAGATTTGAAAATGGACAAGGTATGGTACCTGGATTTACTACATCAATGAGGACGAGACCACTTGTTATCTCCAAAATGGTTTCGTATCTTCACGAGAAATCTGTAACAGTCAGATCAAAACGATTGTTAGAAGAATTAAGAACATTTGTATGGAAAAATGGGAAGGCACAAGCTTTAAGTGGATATAATGATGATTTAACTATGGCATTTGGTATAGGAGTATTTTTAAGAGATACAGCTTTACATTTTCAACAACAAGGTGTCGATATGGCTCGCGCCACATTAGGAGGAATACATTCAACTAATCACCTTGCTCCAAACATTTATTCAGGAAATAACAATGCAAATAAAAACCCATATGAAATGGAAAATCCTTATGGTGAAAAAGAGGATATTAAGTGGTTATTAGGGTAATTAATATTTATTATATATACAAAACATGGCAGATACATCATTATTTAGTAGATTAAGAAGATTATTTTCTACTGACGTTGTAATAAGAAATGTAGGAGGAAATCAATTAAAAGTAATTGATTCTGAACAAATACAATCTTTAGGACAACTACAAACAAATTCCCTTTACGATAGATTTAATAAGTTATATAGTACAACGGGTGGCTTGAACTACAATATGATGCAGCAAGTCAATTTTCCATCAACTAGAATTCAATTATATACTGATTATGAAGCTATGGATACTGATTCTATTGTTGCTTCAACTTTAGATATTGTATCTGATGAATCTACTTTAAGAAATGATATGAACGAAGTATTACAAATTCGTTCTGCTGATGAAACAATACAAAAAATATTATACAATTTATTTTATGATGTATTAAATATTGAATTTAATTTATGGTCATGGACTAGAAATATGTTAAAATATGGAGATTTCTATTTAAAACTAGAAATTTCAGAAAAATTTGGTGTATATAATGTTATACCATTCTCTTCGTATACTATAATTAGGGTAGAAGGTACAGACCCTGCTAACCCATCAGATGTTAAATTTAAATATGATCCTAGTTATTCAGTCTCTGAAAATCCATTAGGATTCCAAGTTTTATCTCCTGGTATGGGTGTTAATACGGGTGATGAAGTTATATTTGATAATTATGAAATGGCTCATTTTAGATTACTATCAGATTTTAATTATTTACCTTATGGTAGATCATATCTAGAACCAGCTCGTAAAATATGGAAACAAATGACATTGATGGAAGATGCAATGTTAATTCATAGAATTGTTAGAGCACCAGAAAAAAGAACTTTCTTTGTAAATGTTGGTAATATACCACCTGCTGAAGTAGAAGGATATATGCAGAGAATGATCAACAAAATGAAAAAAACACCATATGTTGATCCACAAACAGGTGAATATAACTTAAAATTCAATATGCAAAATATTTTAGAAGATTTCTACATTCCAGTTAGGGGTGGAGATGCAACTACTAGAATAGAAACAACAAAAGGTTTAGATTATGCTGCAATTGAAGATGTAACATATTTAAGAGATAAATTATTTGCTGCTTTAAAAGTACCAAAAGCTTATTTAGGATATGAGGGAGACTTAGAAGGTAAAGCTACATTAGCAGCCGAGGATATAAGATTTGCTCGTACTGTTGAACGTATACAAAAAATATTAGTATCCGAATTAACTAAAATTGCATTAGTTCATTTATATGCACAAGGATATGACGGTGGTTCATTAACAAATTTTGAATTATCATTAACAACACCATCTATTATATATGACCAAGAAAGAATTGCACTTATGAAAGAAAAAGTGGAATTAGCTGGAAATATGATAGAACAAAAATTAATGCCTACAGATTGGATTTATGATAATATTTTCCACTTTAGTGAGGATCAATATCAAGAATATAGAGATTTAATTATTGAAGATCAAAAACGTAGATTTAGAGAAAATCAAATAGAATCGGAAGGAAATGATCCTGCTGAATCTGGTGAAGCATATGGTACACCACATTCATTAGCTTCATTATATGGAGCTGGAAGATACCCAGGAAGTAAAGGTGTTCCATCAGGTTATGCTGTTGGTGATAAAAATTACCCTGAAACTGTATTAGATCAAGGAAGACCAGCTGAAGGTCCATCTGATTATGGCCAACAGGATAGTAATCTTGGTAAAGATGTTACAGGTTCTCAAAGAATGAAATCTTCTAATCAAGCCGAAGATAGACCTGGTTTAAATGAAACTAAAAAAACAAAGAAAAAAGACGATAATCTTTCTACACGAGCTATATACGCCCAAAATGAAAATAGTTTAAAGAAAATGTTTCCGAAATCTCAAGTAAATTTATTTGAAAAAGAAAATTTATTGGATGAAGAACAGATACGTGAAGAAATAAAATAAATTCAATATTTATAGACAGTAGCGCACTACTTATGAAAATGAAACACAACAAGTATAAAAACACTGGTGTTCTTTTTGAATTATTGGTTCGAAAAATTACATCGGATACTATGTCTAATAGTAATTCGAAGGCAGCGAGTTTAGTAAAAAAATATTTTACTAAAAGTGAGTTAGCTAACGAAAACAAATTATACCAAACCCTAAATAGATCAATATCTTTATCAGAAGGTAAAGCTGAATCAATACTATCTACAGTACTTGATTTATCTAGAAAGTTAGATAGAGATAAACTTTCAAAGGAAAAATATAATTTAATAAAAGAGATTAAAAATAATTTCGATATTAATGATTTTTTCGGGGCTAAAATTAAGAACTATAAACTTTTAGCTTCAACTTATATATTATTTGAATCATATAATAATAAAAAATTCGGAAATCCTGAATCTATTATCACTTCTAAAATTACCATTTTAGAACATATCACTTCTAACCCAGATTCTAAAATATCATTATCCCCCTTAGTTGAAGAATTAACTACAATGGATAAGGGTACACGTTCTTTAGCATATAAAATAATGCTGGAAAAGTATAATACAAAGTTTGATAAATTAACTAAAGAACAAAAAGAAGTATTAAAAGAATATATTAATAGTGCAACTGATGCACCTAAATTAAAAAAATTCTTAAATAATAAATTTAACATTATTTCTAAAGTATTAAAGGAAAATGTTGGTAAAATAAAAGACCCTGCTCTTAAAATAAAAATACAAGAAGTTATAAACCTAATCAATCCTATTTTGACAACCAAAAATTTGAAAGATGATCATTTAGTTGCGTTATTGCAATATCTTGAACTTTCAAAGGAAATTGAAATAGCATGAAAAAATTAAAAATTAAGGGAATAAAAAAAGAAATGAGCACCACAGGTACTGGTGCTTCTTTTACACCAGGTGTAGGTGCACAATACGCTACTGCAAAAGCATTTAAAAAGAAAAAAACAGAAGAAGGTCCAAATTGGTCTAAATTAAGACAAGGTCAATTAGGTATAGCTAAAACATCACCTGTTTCAAAACAAGTGGATGTTTCTGAACCTTTTACTACACTTAGTCCTTCTATTCCAAATAGAAAATCTAAAGCAATAGATTACGTTAAATTATTTGAAAAGTCAATTGACCAATATCTTGCTGGTATTAATAGTCAAGAGGATAAAAAATATAAAAAATGGAATCCAGTAACAGATTTTACAGATAGTCAAGCTAATGCTGGTGATAATACGGGATATGATATGGATTCACAAGATGCCGCTGCTGTATCAGAATTAGCTAAATTTGCTACTAAAGGAAATAAACTTAAAGTTGGTGATACTGATGTTGATAAAGGAGTAAAATATACTGTAACAAATATTGATAAAGAAACAGGAGCAATTCAATGGAAAATTGATTATGTACCCGCTTATGATACAGTATACAAAGAATTTGAGGAATTAAGAAGTACTTTAAATACATTAGCTGTAAAAACAGATGATACTACTATTGATGATTTAAGTGATGAAGTAAGAAATGTATTTAATAGATATAGAACTCATATTAGAAAAAATTATCCCGATGCTTATAAAAAGTTTAGAGCAAACGAAAATTTAGTATATAAACAACCAGAGGGTCTTGACAAAGTAACGGGTGGTATTCCTTATAAAATTGAAAATGGCAAAGCTATTATTTCTATGTCTTTACCTGATGATGTTAAAGAACGTATTATTAAAAGAGCTAAAGAAAATGGATATAGTGCTGTACCTAATATGGCCGGAGGAGTTACTATTAGAAAAGAATCTCAATTAAATGAAGCAAGTGGTGGACCATCAAGATCCATACTTATAAAGTTAGTTCATGATATAGGAGCAGAAAAATTTGCTGATATTATTACTGATTTAAGAGATGAAAATTTACAAGATCAGATAGTAGATGCATTTGGTCTATATAAAGATGAAGAAGGATCAGAATTTATGAAACCTGATATATTAAGGGAAGTAAGATATTCTAGATTTAAAAAAGAAGCTAAACTTCGTACACCTACTGAACAAATACATAGAGCAGTTAGAGAAATAAGACAGAGAATGAATGAAATGTTAAAAATCGTTGGTCATACTG